TGAAAGAATACGACCATTGCCATAATCTGCTTGAATAGATTTGCCGTGAAACTCATGGTTAATTTCTGTGTATGTTGGTTTCATTATAACTCCGCTGTAAAGGCTAGTCGTGTGGCTGCATTGTTTGTGTAAAGAATTCCAGCAGTTCCAGCAGTTCCCGAAACTGTCGCACCTGTTTGATAAAGCTGAGTGCTTGTGGCACTTGCTCGACTAATAATTAAAGCGTCAAAAGTATCAGTAACTCCAGCCGTAAATGCCGCATAATAATTAGTCCCTGTGACTTGATCCAAACTCGGTGCAGTTCTCATTGTTACAGGAAACTGAACAGCCGTATGCAATTCGCTGCTTAGTGTGTAATTACTTAACCCGACATTTACGTTACTGCCTACAGAGTGAGCATAGTAATACCTCTGGCAGGCGGCTAATTCTCCTTGAATTGTTCCACCTGCGCGTGTGAATGGAGTTGCCTGAGTTCCCACTTCAATCTGTAATCCCCAGATGTCAAAGAAATCATTAGCTCCAGCAGTTCCAACAGGAGTGTAATAAAACTGTGTGCGCATAGCTTTATCGGTTGCGCCAAAAGTAAAAGTATAAGTGAAACGCTGCCAAGATGTTGTAAGTGTTTTAGTAGTTGAATTAGTTGTGCCGCTTACTGACCAAGTGGCTGTATCGGCAGTTGTGCCAGTTACAGCGGCAATGTTAAGGATGCTGCTTGCAGAAGAATAGTTTGCACCTGCTTTAGCATAAAACGAAATTGTTACAGATTGTCCTTGAAGCGGAATAAAACTTTCACCTTCAAGATTGTTATAGGCAATGTTTAAGTCTTGGGTGGCAGTATTGCCTGAATCGCGCTGAACACGCATGAAGTAAGTTGATCCAGTAAACCCTGAATCTGTTGCCGATGTCTTTCGGCTAACTGTCCAACCTGTAACAGTTGGGCGGATACCACTCCAGCGATCTGCTAACTGGGTGATTGCCCCAGCAGAAGGCGTAAACGAAGTGCCACGCTGCCAGATGTCTGTTCCACCATTAATCGCCACATTCTGAGTGAACGGACGGAACAGGAATGTGTCTAAATCCTGCCCGAGTGTAGAGATGGCGGTTGCGCCATTCTTTACAAGGTCACTCGATGTAGGTACATCGAACCCATAATTCGTGGTAGTAGTTGCCATTAGGTTAGTGCTCCAGTCGCGTTAGTCCAAGTAAGTGTACCATTTACGCCAGTCCAGATAAGTGAGGCTGGCAATACTGTTTCCCATTGTGTGGTAGATAATGAGAAGTCTGTTGCTGAGACATAAAGAGTTATGTCCACATAAGTAGGGGTGGCGTTAAGAGCCACATTCTCCACAAAGCCGTCAAAGATTCCACCAAGTAAATTGCTAGGCAGATTGTTGATAAGTACAGGCTGACCAAAAAAGACCCCGATAAGGCTGTCAAGCATGGCACTAGGCATGTCTGGATTGTCTAGACGGAAGCGAATAGCACCTAGCGATGCCCGTGGCGTAGCACGCAGTTTAAGCTCTCTAGAGGCGATATCGGTAATATCTGCAAGGTTCTTGATGTTAGATTCGACTGACCGCTCAAACAGCCCGTAAGAGGCTATGGAGTCTGTGTCAGAGGTACTGTAAGTAGATCCGTATCCTGTGGCGTACTTGTAGATAAGGCTGTTACGGATACGAGCAACCTGAGTTGTTGAGGTGATAGAACTTGGTGTTGCATATGCGCCATCGAGGTTAGTAAAGCCGTTTGCTGCAAGGTAGTTAGATCTGTGATCGGCATCATCATATGAGACATCCCCGTCCTTTTCCTCGTAGAGCTGACCGAGTGCGCTGTTAGCAATCTGATCTGCAAGGGTCTGAGACTTTGCAGTAGCACTGGCTGCAAGGGCGATCATCGTGTAGAAGCCTGTGTCAATAGTGCCAATCGATGACTCTGCATCTAGCCATGTCTGTGTTGCTGGGTATGTATCCCATGTAACTGTAGGTGTGACCTCTGCCCATGTAAGGTTTAGGGCTGCACCTAAGATGTCTGCAATCTGCTCGCCATCTAATTCTTCTACAAGAGCTGTGTTATAGACAGCCTTAGTCAATTTAGCCAGTGAGCCAATGCCTAGTATCTTGCCTGTGGTTATGTAGCCAGTTTCTTCTGGGCTACGCACTCCGACATTGAAGTCTGATACTTCTCCACCGAATACAGTCACATAAGTGCCAGTTGAGTTCTTAAGCTCTAAAGTAATTGGCTCTGTAACATTAATGGTGAAAGGCGTATTGTCTGTGTTAATAATCTCTACTTGGCAGTAACCTGCTGTAGGTTGGCGATCAATGTCTAAGCGACCAGATGCAAACGACACAGAGGTGACAGTCGTATAGACATCATCACCTACTGTTACGCGCCACTCTGGAAGCCATGTCATGCGATTGTTAGCGTTCCTCGGTCACGGGCTTCACGAAGCACATTGTCAATAGCCTCTGCAATAGCGTTAGGATCTCCCACGCCTGTGTTCACGATGATTGTGTTGCCTGATCCACCGCCTGAACCGCCTCGGTTCATGTTAGGGCTATATCCACCAAAGTCGCCTACTGAACTCTGGTAAGCAATGAGGTCGCGTAGATCTTGAGCATTCTGCATATCTAGGAGATCTGCAAAAGCATTGGCACGAGCTGAGGCTGCATCTGCATATTCAAGGATAGCCTCAACAGATCCGCCTGCTGTTGAGATAGGCGCAATAAAATCTCCTGCTGGAATGCCTGACCCCATTGATCCGCTTGTCGGTACTTTTGCCTTGCTTGCTGTATTGGCTTGAGCAAGTAAGTCCATCATCTCTTTAATCTTACGCAATGCCTCATCTAGATTTTTTTGGTCGATTAATTCGGCTGGCTTAAGACCTTCAAGGATAGATTTAATATCTTGAAGCTTTACATTCTGACCAGACAGTGCGTTAAATATTTTGACATCTTCATTAAGTCTCTTGGTTGCAGCAGTAATGGCTGCTTCATCTTTAGCAGCAATAGCATCTTCTAGATCTGACATCGACTTCTTAATGTTTAGTCGAGCCGTATCATTGGCAATCTGTAATCTTTGAGTGTCTGTTGTGGATCTGGCTAACAGCTCTGCTTGATTCTGTAGAGCTGCTGCATTCTGGATCTTCTCCATGTCAAAGACTTCGTTGCCTTTGTTGAGGGCAAGGTTAGCCTTGTCAATAGCCAGTTTTAATCTTGCTGCCTTTAATGCTGCTATTTCCGTTGCTGTAAGCTTCTTCTTAGCCGCTAAAGTCTTAACGACATACTCAGCCTGTAATCTGGCTAGATCTGCTAAACCTTGTGCCTCTACACCGCTACCAGCTGGAACCCGACCAGCCTCAGCAAGAAGGCTAAGATATGAACCAAGAATCGGGATAAGTTGAACATAATCTTCAATGCCGGCATTCTTGAACCCCGGAATTTTGTTTAATTGACTAGCTAGTATGCCAATACCGCGAATAACATCTGCAATGTAAATAGCCGTGTTCTGCATTGCAGTTGCTAAATTATCGACTGAATCTTGGTCGCCTAAATTTTTAAGTGCATCGATTAAACCTGTACCGATAATCTCAGAAGCATTAGCAGATGCAACTGCTAACTTATCGATTGAGCCTTGAAAGGTATTAGCAGACTGTGTTGCTGCGCCCGCGAATGTGGTTTCAAGTTGCCCAATGATATCTTCGAACTTGCCAGCCTTTAGATCTGCTTTCGATATACCTACACCTAAACGAGACAGTGCAGCATTATTACCCAGGTATGCACGACTTAACGCTCCTGTAACCGATGCTAAATCTTTGCCAGTTGCAGCACTAATATCTAGCGAAAGATTGAGAAGTCTTTGTGCCTCGTTAGTATTCTGTGTCGCGACCGCTAGTGTCTGATATGCAGGACGAAGCTTGTCATCGAGAATGCCGAACTCGCTTTGTAATCTCTGAATGTACTCCTCAGAAGATGCCGCATCTCGACCGAGTCCAACATTCTTAAGAGCTAGGGCTAATTGCTTCTGCGCCTTCTCATCTTCTGCTGCTGCTTTGATTGCTTTCTTACCATAAGCGAGAATCTGCTGTCCACCAAAAGCCAGACCCAATGCCCCTGCCAATTTCTTGACATTCTTGGTCATCTTGTCTGTTGCTGTTTCGGCTTGCTTGAAGCCTTTCTTGCCAGTGAACTCGGCAGCAATGTCAATAATTACATTAGCCATGATTAGCCTCTCACTGTTGCTCTTTGATTAAGTTTCGTGCCTGCTGTAGCAATAGCTTTAAGAACGCCTTGTCTAGCCTTGCCATTATTCTCATCATAGGCACGATAAAGCAAGCGACCTTGCATGCGATCCTTACCCTTAAGAGGCGCACGAAATTTGCCATCTTGATTGAGAACGAATCGACTCTCAGGGGTAACCTTGCCCATTCTTTCGTAAATTGATCCAGCTCGGCTTTTGTTAAACACTTGAGCAAGGGATCTAAATCCTCTGGAGTTAGGCTTTGATGGACTTGTCTTAAAACCAATTTTAGATTTAACCTCAGACGGATTGAAGGTAGGGAATGTTCCCTCAGACATTTGTCGAGGTAGCCATCCACTTAACACTTCTCCACGATCTGGGACATAGCCTTTAGCAGCTTTAGAAATAGGTGTAATTGCTACCTTGATTTCCTTTTGAGTTTCCTTAGCAAGATCAGGAGCGAACTCTCTAAGAGCTTTGCGAAGATTAACGGCGCCCTTTACGCTTGCTGGCATCGCTCACCTCTTTCGCTTCATCCTTGAGCCCTTGCACTAATGCATCGAGCATGTTCTTATCTAGATCTAATAACTGCTGTGGCGCGATTCCCAATCTAATGCTTAGCCTAGCGATTAGATAGGTGAACGGAAGATCGCGCTTTAAGCTAAAGGGTCAGAGTCTAATACCTCAACACTCTTAAGTGTCTCGATAAACTCAATCCCGAAAGGCTTAACAGTTTCACCTGACCTGCGTGTTACTTCCCATGCTAACCAATAGACATCGCTCTGCTTTTCTTCATCGCGGAACGCCTTATGGAAGCCCTTTTTAGCGTACTGCTCAAATGAGTACTCCACTGCTGGAGTGATCTCGCCTTCCAATACGCTTCCATCTGTACGAACGATCTTTAGTTTTGCCATGAGTTTGCCCCTTTATAGTTTGTTTAGAATGTGCCTGTTGTGGCTACTGCAACTGTTGAGTTAGCAGTAAATGTGATCGACTGTGTGGACATATCTCCAACAGCACCATTGATGTCTGTTGTGTTGTTCACTAGTAGTGAGACAGTGTAAAGAGGGTTAGTAGCAGATACTGCTGTTCCCTTTTCCTGTAGGAATACACATGTGACTGTTGTACCCCATGCAGCTTGTAGTGTTGCCAATACATTCGCTGATGCTGTGTCGTTTAGGAAGTCGATTGTTACAGATGATGCTTCCAAGCCCTTAACGAACTTGTGTGCTGTGTCACCCATCGCTGTGACTTCCAATTCGTCAAATGTGCGATTCAGAGTAATAGATGTTACATGGTCTGAAAGATCAACGGAGTTAATCTTCACACCGACTTTGTTATTTAGAAATACAGCCATGAGATTATTCCTCGTCTTTCTTTGTAGGTGCTGGCTTTGGTGCTGGTGTGCTTACTTGCCCGATTTTCTTCAGGAAGTCAGCGTTTTCTTGTTCCCACTCGGACATGTTTAGCTCCAACTCGTTAGGATTGATACGGACATCTCGCAGCTGAGTAGGTCACCCGATGCAGCGTTGAGAATACTTGGTGCGCTTATCGCGCTTACATTATAGGTCAAAGATGATGCTG